TGATAAAAATTTAAATGAAATATTAAAGGTTTTTAAAGGTGATACTATTCCACTTGATTATGTAAATAAAGATCCTGTATTAAAAGCAAATAAACAAAGGATTGCTGCTTCTTTATCAGCAATTGATGTAAGAGAATCTGTTAATTGTATTGATAAAAAAGTAAAAGATTTTTATAATTCAACAACAGAAGTAGATAAAGAAGAAGAAGATAAAGAAGAAGAAGATAAAGAAGCAAGAAAAGCAAGAAAAGAAGCTAATAAAGCATTAATTAATGCTGAAAAAGCAGAAAAAAAACAAAAAATAACCAACTTATTAAAAAATTTAAAAGATAATCAAGAAATAATAAATAAAGCAGAAGATGATGCAATAAACAGTATAAGACAAGCAATATTAAAAACAATAGAAATAAATATAAAACAACAAAAAAATGGTATTGTTTTAGAAACTGATAAAAAAACAATTGAAGAATTAATAATAACAGTAAAAGAAAAAACAGAAATAGTTAAAAAAACTGCGGATGAAATAAATATTAAAATAAAAGAAATAAAGGATGAAATTGATTATATTAATCAACTAACATCTTCATCTGATCCATCATCACAAACCTCAAAATCTCAAAATGATAAAAGTAGCATATCATCTATTTCAAAAAAAATATATGAATCGTCAACAATGCCTGAAAGTGTACAACATAGTGCTGATGAATTATTTATGAGTGACTATATAAAAAAAGTACAATCTGGTGAAAAAGTTACAAAGGATGAAAGTAAAAGATATAATGATCTAAAAGCTCATTATGCAACAAATGCGGATAACATTGAAAATGATAAAGTTAGAGAAAAGATTAAAAAAAATTTAGAATTTGATATATCACAACATGATTTAAATGAAATTGATGGTTTTATTTTAAATTTTAAATTAGTCGCAAAAATATTTAGAACTATTTTATTATTTATAACATCATTGTGTATCTTAATGTATATTTTTGTATTATTATTATCAATATTTAATGTATTCAATTTGCTTTTACAAATATTTTTAGGTATCACAAGTATATTTTACAACAAAAAAACATCTAATAATGAAACATTAAGTTATAAAGTTAAAAATATTTTGAAATGTTCAAAAGATAATTACAAACATGATATTCTAAACGTTTTAAATGAACAAATGTCGGCAGTATCAATATTTAATTTAACTCTTTATATCGTTTATTTATTATTATTTTATTGTATAATATATATAATTTACGTTGTTATTTCCAGTGTTCCACTAAACAAAGATAAGAAATATACACTTGTAGGAAGTATAAACGATATTGATGATCCAAGTTTTTCACTATTAGGTGTTACAGGTGCTATATTCCTTTTCAGTATTATACATCTATTTTATTATAAATTTCTATTCAAATCAATCTCTTACAGACAATATAAAGATATCAATAGTTATGAACAAAATATTGATAATTTAATCAGAAATATTGTCAAAAATGATAATGAAACTTTTGATGTTTCTTATTTTACTTTATTGAAAGACTCATCAAAACGCAAACAAATTGATGATAAAATTTCAAATGAAATATCGGATTTAAATTCTAATAATAATAACAATAATAATTTATATGCTTATTTATTAATTTATGATATTTATATTTATTTAGAACATAATACACAATTAAATGACGTTAAAAGAGCTGAAATTCAAAATTATTTTGATAAAATAATGCAAGGTTCAACGCCCGATAACACATTTATATCATTCTTAGATACAAATGAAAGAAAATTAATAAAACCTTATCATGAAGAATTACCATTTTATAAAAATATTCCACAAGATAAAATAGAATTCTTTGAACCTATCAATGAAAATATTTCTACAACATTATCATCTATAAATAAAAATATAATTTCATATTCAGGAACTTTCAATGCCTTCTTATTTACTTGTATTTATATTATAACTATTTGTATTTATAATTTCATTTGTGTCTATATTGTCATGACAATGATTATTAATGCTGGCGAAGGAGTATTTCATCAATATATTGTATGGATGGCACGTCTATATGTGAAATATATAGACCTATTTATTGAATATATTTCAAAATTATTTAATAAATAATTATTTTTTTGGTTTATATAATTAAATGAATGAAACGGATTTGTATCTTGATTTATTTTTGTTAGGTATGTTAATATTAATAATTTTTTCCATTGTTATTATATTTTATATTAATTATAAAATTGACTATATGTATCAGTTAGAAACTGGCTGTAATTAAATAAAATAATTATTAGTTAGAATGGAAGAATATTATAAAATAAGATATAATTTATATAAATATTTTTTTAATGTTGATAATGATAATTACAATACTATTGTATCTTTATTAATTTATATTATATTATCAATTCTCATGGGTTTATCATGTTTTTTAGTAGTCGCCATAAATACGGTTGACTTTTATTTAATTTTATTCATAATTATGTTAATTTTATATATATTCTCATGTTATTATTTAATAACAATTTTATCAAATTTTGAAAAAGATAATAATTTAGATACTTATAAACAATATTATGATATATGTAATACTATTTATAGAGAAAATGGCATAATTGATAACAAAATTGTGCCAAATATAAAAGATATTGAAAAGATTTTTGATCCATCCGAATTAAATATTTTCATTAATAATAATATTAATAATAATGATATTTTAAAATATGTTGATTTAAATAATTTTGATAATACACGAATGTATTTTGACCAGAATAATATACCGGATTTAATAATTGATTATAACTTTGTGTCATTTTATAAAAATAAAAGTTATATTAAATTGGATGTTTTATTTGAAAATGATATAAATGATTCTTATAAAGAAGCTCAGCGTATTATCTTGAATTATATTAATAAAAAATATAAAAAAAGATATACAACTTTATATATTCCTAAAAATTCGCGTGATATTAATAAATATGATATATATATCTCAAAAATAAGACAAAAATTTTATGTATTTATTTTATTATCAATTTATTTCTTAATAATTTTTTTACATGGATTATTTACGAGATATAGTTATCCTTTAATAAGTTCCTATATAATTGCTTTATTAATATTATCATCATTATCAATATGTTATTTTTATATAATAATGTATAATAATAAATAAAGATGGGTGGAAGTAGTTCAAAAGTTGTAAATGAAGATATTAATACTTGTAAATCAGCAAATAATTTAAGAAGTGGTCCTTTAACATTTAATAATCTTGAATATTTAAGATGTGTATTTTTAACTCAGGATCAATATAATAATAATTATCATATACCTAAATCATCATTGACTGTTACATTTGATTCAACCATTGATAATATTGAAAATGATATTAATAGTAATATTTATAATGTTTATGTAAGATTAAATCAAGTAACAAGATCTTCAATATCAATAAAAATCTTATCACCTATATTTGTGGCTTTTTCAAGAAAATTAGAATATATTGATAGTATATTTGATGACTCATCTTTAAATAAACATCCAGTTGAACTTAAAAAAAAAGATGGATATTGCTTGGCAATTAAAAATTATATGGATAGTTTTTTTAAATCAAATCAAGATGAAAATTTAAAAAATAAATATAATTCTTTACCTCATACTAAATATGATTTTAAAGGAAATATTAAAGTCATACTTTTTTTCCCATTTTTAACTAATCAATATAAATATATTACAAATTTTAAAGATATTATAAATTCATCTTATTATTTTCTCAGTCTCATATCAAAAATAGAATTTAATGGATTAACAGAAGTCAATTCTTTTGATGAAGGTCAAATTAGAGAAGCTAATAAAAAAGTACCAAAACAAATTATTGATATGTATATACAAATTTTAAGAAAACAGGATAATATGAAACTTACATATAGAAAAGATTTATTAGCATTATGTAATGAAGGCGGGTGTTTAAGTGAATCTGGTGGTGAAGATTTCAAATCATTATTACCACAACTTTCAAATAACGATGGTGATAATATTAATAATGCTATTAAATTTTCACCTTTTTTACCATCTAAATGTTTATCACAAACAATAAGATATAAATGTGGTATTGAAGAAGTTAAAGAAAAAAATAAAAAACCACAAGAATTAGCAAAATCTGAAAAAATAATTGATTATTTATCAAGTAGTTTAACAGATTATATAACAAACGAATATTGTTATACTAAAAAAGATTCTCCTAATTTTGATCATAATTTATGTAGAGGAAAACCAGATGATAAAGCAAATATGCAGCAAACACCCGTTGATGTCATTAATAATGTTTTAAATGTATATTTAAAAAAACAATATAGAACTGATTTAAATGATGATGGCGGAGATTCAAAACCGATAGCGCATTACAGTCAAGAATATAGTATAAATATCATAAAAGAATTAATGTTAATTAATAATGTTTATCCTGGAATTCAAGAAGTTGTTTTTCCATTATACAAATATAATGGAACATCTGATTATATAACAGAAGCTCCTTGGGGAAATAAATTATTAACACCTGATAGAATTATAAATGAAAATGAAGGAGTCTTAGTGAATCAAAAAAAATATTCATTTAACGATAGTTATTATTTGACTTTAAATGAACAAGGGCAATTGATTGTATTTAACTCTAATGGAAGTATTTTTTATTATGTAAGTATTAAAACTGTTTCAAATCCTCAAAATATAACATTATCAAGTACATTTACTGTTACATATAAATCACCTGAATCAGGATATATCAGAACAACAGATGTTCTTGGAGGATTTTCAATAACTATCATAGATAAAAGTGAAAACAGAAGAGAACCATATATCTTTTATTTAAATAATCAAGGACGAATTAGAATATTTGCGAATGGTTTTATTGATGCTACCGATAAGAGTTTTATTGATTTTATTGAAAATAAAATTATAGAAAATCAAAATGGTATGTCAAATAACCCTAAAAATTATGATAAAAATAATAACTATATTGGTGATTATAATAGTAATTATGAAAATCCAATTTACATCGCAAATATAAATCAGTAATTATATATTTATTTTTTTTATATATAGAATATAAATGGACGATTGGGGCATTATAGATTTATATTTTAAAAATCACAAATATCCTTTTACTAATCATCATTTAGATAGTTATCGTGAATTAATTAAAACATATATTCCAAAAACTATCAAGTCTTATAATCCTATTACTATGATTAAATATGATGACAATGATAAAAATAAAAAGATAATTCAAGTTGATGTTTTTGTTGGTGGTGAAAATTCTGATGAAATTTTCATTGACCATCCTATCATTAAAGAAACACATGATAATAAGTTATTAAATAAAATTTTAACACCTAATGATGCTCGTCTTAAAAATTTAACTTATGAGACTCATATTTATGCTAATGTATTTGTAAGAATTACTAATGAAAATCAAGAAGTAACAACAACTACATTAAAGAATGTAGCAATTGGAAGTATTCCTATTATGTTACATAGTGATATTTGTATATTAAATGGAAATGGCAATAAAGTTTTACAGCAATTAGGCGAATGTATTTATGATTGTGGTGGTTATTTTATCATTGATGGCAAAGAAAAAGTTATAGTAGCACAAGAAACTTTAACAACTAATTGTCTTTTTACCAATTTATTAAAAGACGATGATAATTTTAGTTATAAAGGTTTTATAAGATGTAGTGGAGATTCTGGTGAAACTTTATTAAAACCTCGTAGTGTTGAATTTTATTTAGTTAAAAATAGTGATGATGTTACTGAAAATTATTCAAGTCAAAAAAATTGTATATTAC